ATCTACCGTGTCTGCTGGTAAATCATACCGTGAAGTACCTGATACCAGTGTTACTGTACCACTATCGATAGTCCACATATTAATGCCACGGTTCTGCCACTCAATGGTCATTAGATTCATAGACCTACGAGCAGTTCTTAGATCATAACCAGAACGCATTTCGCGCCCTGCACGTTCCCACGCTTCTTCAGCAATCTCTGTAAAGTCCATATCAAAGGCGGTGGTTCCTGAAGTCGCCATTGTCTATTCCTTAAAAAACGCTTTTACTTGGGTTAGTAGATCTTTTTTCTTTTTACGTCGATCAAGCTCAATACCATGTTCGCGCATATATGCTTCTAATTGTACTTTACTCATGCTGTCTACATCAACAGCTTCTTCAGCTTCCTCAATTACTTCAGCTTCCTCAATTACTTCAGCTTCCTCAATTACTTCCGCAGATGCTTTACTTGCAATCATAGCTTTTGCCTCGGCCTCAGTCATTATCGTGTTAGATGCTAACATCATTTTGCCGTCGCTGTTTCTACTCCCTACTTGGTAAACAGGGTCACCATCGAGGTTACTACCAATACTAATCATCTCTAAATCTGTCATATTTGTCTCCTAAATATATAAAGTTTTCTTATTTTTTAGCGTTCCTTATAACTCTGAGAGTTTCAAGGCTTTTATTTTTTGTACCTCCATCATACTCCCAAGCATAACCACGATAAATCATCTCCTCATTCAAATTAGTTTGGCCTATATGAATCCAACCTAACATACGACCATACTTACCATCTTTTTCAGTCTTAACTTTTAAACCTGATGGCTCTCCGTCTTTAAGTCTTCTTGCGAGAAATTCTTTAGCTTCGAGACCCATCGCTTTTTCTTCTAAGTCTCTAGTTCTACTCTCAGGCGTATCTATACCAGCAAGACGTATCCGTTCTTTTTTAGAAAGGTTAAACCCTAAATCAATAATAACATCTACAGTATCGCCATCAACGACCTTAACAATTTCTTTTATAGCGTACTCATACATGACTACCTCATTTTACATTCACGTATACCTTTACGGGCAATGCCTGATCCACGGACTCTACCGCCATTTTTCATACCACCACCACTATCTCTAAACTCTTCAAAGGATGGGAAGCCAGAATTTACCTTTAAACCACTATTTCGTTCATTCTTTCTCATTTCTTGTGTTACTGCATCTAGATCAGCATCGGTCGAAATTTGCCCTTGTTGCATTCGCCCCTCAGCTTCACGTATCCTGCGTCTTGTGCTAGGACTCATTTTAGGTGCCTTGCCTTTTCTTTTATTTGCCATACCTTATCTCCTCTTACGCGTAGAAAAATGTAGCCATATCAACTACATCAACTGTATATTTAACGCTCATACCGCTATCAAATAAAACACCTTCTGCAGGTATTGTTCTATCTACAGTAGTATTAGCTGTACCTATAGTTCTAGCCTTAAACAAAGTAGTACCATCTTCAGGGGCTCCATTTATAAACTCTACAGTCCCTGCTGTACCACCTGAAACAATAGACATACCTTTAAGTCTTATTCTATTACTACCTTGTATAGCTTGAGCACATAGTGTTCCTGAACCTACTGTTATATTAGCTGCATATTGCGCGGAACACTCTACGGCTGAAACCGTAAGGAATAGTTTTTCCCCTGCAACTGCCTCGGCAGAACTTGTAGAAGTAATAACCTCGGTCATAGCATCTCCAAACACGTCTGTACCTGTAATCGTACATGTTTTTGCATTATCGCCTGTCCCTGCAGTTGTTACAGTAACATTTCTAGCTGCTCCTCCTGCAAAGGTCGTATTAGCCATAGTTGCTGAAGTGTTTGGTCTTGCGGCAGTAACTAAACGATCTGCGTCTGCTGCGTTTTCATCGCTTATAGTTAAAGCAGATACATCAGAATTTGCTGAATGACTCATATTAATCTCCTTTATGAGGCGGTAGGGGTTTCCCCCTACCTAATTTAATTATTGTATGTTCATCCAAACAAGAGAGTATTCTGTGTTAGCGCTCACTGCCATCACTTCTCCAATCTCGGTAAGAACATTATCAGTAGCAGGAGCAACGCCTCCAGCAGTGCCGCCTGAACGAACTGCGATGTTACCAACAACCACTGTACCGACAGTTAGTAGAGCCTGTGGGCCAGATACGCAGAACCAACCATAATAGTCAGCCGTCATATCAATAACTGTTGCGCCCATGACACAACCTGTCTCTGTAGCAGGAGCTACAATCAAACCTGTGTATGGATCGTGAATTATTGAAAGTTGCGAACTTGTAGTCAGTGCAGTTGCTACAGCATCATATGTAGTAATGACAACACTAGGATCTGATGAGTGATCGTGAGCTGGATTAGATTTAACCCGCATTGTTTGACCTTCACCATTTACGTCATTTACCCAAAGATAACCATTTGCATACTCGTTAAGAGTCATGTCGTTACCACCTGTTTCAACTGAGATATCAGTTTCACCTGCAGATACAGCCGCAGTTGCGGTCATGTTCGCATGGTTGGAATCTATTGCTGCGTGTTGAACAAGTTTACCTGCAGTAACCGCTGTCCCGCCACATTGACCATATCGGTAGATGTTATTACCGTAAAATAGTTTTGTACCTGTTTGGAACAGTGCTGTAGAACTTTCTGCATAAGGGTTTACTGTGCCCCCTATTGAACCGCCTTTACCTATAACAAGGTCGGCTGGGCCGTAGCCTGCTGCTGCAGTATATTTAAAATGTGCGCCTGCTGTGTTATAAACAGCGCCACTAGAATTAACAGTAAAATTGTCTGTAAAAGTACCTAAAGTAGAACTTTTTGTTACTTGTTTGAAACCGTTTTCAGAACGAACGGAACCGTTAAATGTTGTATTAGCCATGTAAAATCTCCTTGTCTTGGCTAGTGTCAGTCGCCCAATGCAACTGTCAAGGTAATTTTTGTATTATACACGAACCCGTGTAAAAAGAAAGGGGCGATTTGCACCGCCCCCTCTAAATTATGTTATGCTCCAGGCGAGCCGAAGATCCCTAGTGGATCTGATACACCAAAGCTGTATCGCTCACGGGCTTTATAACGACTGTTACCTGTGTCAAAGTCAGCATCCATAGATGTCGCCATTGGACTACGGTTAAAGTGTTTAAGACCGTTTGGAACGTCGGTTAACATAAACCATGCATCTGTGTCTGTTAGATAGTGGTTTACTGTATAACCTTCAGGAACAGCACCGTTGTTGCGGATCGCGTTTAGATCGTTATCTGCTGTACCTACGCGACCTTCTGTTTCCAACAATCTAGTTGCAACGAATTGCAAGTTCGGTGGAATCACAAGTTTGCGAGGTTTTGCAGCGATTAACAAGCCGCGCTCGTCTGTCCAACCTGCGACTTGAATGATAGCTGCTTCTAGTGAAGTTTCATTCAAATCTGCCGCAGTTGCTGGCTCATTCGAGTTAGTGCCGCCACTTACTAGTGGGTGTGCAGTAGAACAAAGCTCCACTCCATCTCCATAAGTAGTGCCAGAGTCAAAGGCATTATTTAAAATTGTAGCTGCCTTAACTTGTTTTGTGTATGCCATAGCACGAGCAAGCGCTTTAGTATAACGAGCTGATAAAGAATCATACAAGTTATCCTCGATAGCCTCTTCAGTAATTGAAAAGCCCATTGCGATTGTCTCATGGTTATAGCGAGCCGTGAAAGCCTCTTGAGCATTGTCGTATTCGATGGCAGAGCCCTCGTCTTTGACTGGTGCTGCAGAAAAGCCTGATAGCTTAGTTTCTTCCTCAAAAGAACGATCAGAGGTCTCTGATTCAAAGACTTCTGCGTGCTCCTCACCGTACTTTGCATATTCCAAACCGAATAATGCGTTCAAGCCAGGTAGCAGTTCTTTAAGGAGTTGTGCGCGTGAAATAGCCATTATTTATTCTCCTTTATAGGCCAACTGGGTTACGATAAGCATGTCCACCAATGAACACGTTACTACCATTATCAGTATGAGTGCTGAAGATAACAAGCAATTCTTGGAAAGTATCGCTTCCAGTTGCCGTGCTATCAACTACATCAATAATATGAAGTGGTAGTGTTGAGGTGGTATTAATGCTGCTACTAGCAGCTAACTTCGAACGCCCATTAATAGTAGTTAATGTATTACTAATGACTGAAGTTTTATTACCAATAACAGTTCTCCCCAATGTTGCCATTGTTGTCCCTGAAGAGCAAATAGCTACTTTCATTATTAAGTCAGGGTCATCAGCGACAAACGCCTCAATATCACTAGCAACAGTGCTAGCAGGATACTGATTGTTGAATGTTAGCTGGCTAGTATTCGGGTCAGTATAACTACAACCCATAAAAATACCTAGTGTGCCAGTAGCTGGGAAAGCTGTTGTACTCCCGTCACGCTCAATGGTTCCGTCGTTTACACGTTTTACTAAATCGCCTTTTCCAATAGCTGTACCATAATTACTAGCTATTTTCATTCGTCGAGTAGCGCCTGAGTAAGGACGACCACCAATCAGGCCAACGGGAACAAGCCCATAAGGGGCGTCTATAGTTGGATAAGCCATATCCAATTCTCCTTTGATCTAAATTAATTGCCTTTACCAAAAGTAACCTTAGATTTCCTGTCGTGAAACAAGGGCATTCTAGGGTCGTTCTCTCGCATGAGGTTGTTGTCTACTGACTGTATTTGGTTATCCGTTTGCTGTTTATAATAATCACTGCGCTCGTTTACCAATTCAATCGGAGCTTTACATAACATCAAACCACCAATCACAACGTTATCAGAAAACTTTTCATTCTCTATAGTTACCATTGTAATCTCAGGATGATCTGAAGCTTTTGCAGGCTCCCAACCTTCACGTAATTTTGAAGAAACGTTTGTGGCATCTGCTTGCCCTTGAGTACTTGTTCTGATCCAACGAAACGCGTACCCAGGTTGTGGTGTCGGTGAAGGTAATACTTCAGGACGTGTCCAAGCCTTTTTACGTGTTGATGTTTCACGAGTAGTTAATTCACGGTCTATGCGATTTTCAGCCATTGTCTTTCCTCATTTCTATTGCAACCTGTTTGGCGTATTGTTCGGGAGTTAATCCAAGTCTTTTAGCTACAGACACTTGTGTTTGCGTTAATGTCACTTTTCGAGGTGACGTGCTCCGCGTAGCGGGTGCAACCACATTGGACCTTCTCTTAGGCTTTTCTGCCTCCGTTTCTGCAACCTCCTCGAACTGATCGGGGAAAAATTGCCGCATACGAGTATCTAATGCCTCGTAGTATTCATCACTTTGCAAGTCTACACCTTGCCTAGCTAATCTGTCATGTGTGACCATTGCCATAGCTGTCATTTCTCTACCTGCCTCATCAGTAGATCCATACCAAGGGTTTCTATCTGCCCAAGCTAATGCTTTTGGATCTACTGTAGGTTCTGCTTCTACAGCGGTCTCTTTATTTAATGCTACAGATGTTTCTTCTTCCTGTAAAGGTCGAATTTTGTAATTATTCAACTTATCAGTTTTAATCTTAGCAGCCGTTAAACTTTCTTGTGCAGCTACGACAGCTTCTGCGTCCCCAGCCTCATACGCAGTCTTGTATGCGTTCTTAGCTGTTTCTAGTTCAGAATTTGCGCCTTTCTTAGCTTGCTCAAGCATTGCTGTTTGATTCTTGTTAACGCTACCTTTTAATTTTTTGTTTTCATTAACAAGAGATTGAGCTAACGCCTCAAGTTCCTGCTTCTCCCTAAAAGCTGCTTCTTTAGCACGTCGTTCATCGTGGTAACCCTTACTAAAGTGCTGGATACGCTTACGAACTTTTTCAGAATAGTCTTCTAACTCCTCCTCAGTCACATCTTCTGGAGGTTCTGATGCTTTACGATTTCTATCCGCTTTAGGCGTATCATCTACGACTTCAACTTCTATTTCTTTCTCAGGTTTGGGTTCAGGTTCAGCTTTTGCTTCCTCTTTCTTATCCTTACCTTTATCCAGATCAATCTCTATTGCCGACGAATTTTCAATTTCTGGTTTCTTAATATCTTCCTGCTCATCAGGAAAACTATACTCAACTTTTTCAAATGCCATTTCTTATTTCCTTATGCTCGTGATACACCACGGGGGTCGCTGACTACGGCTTCTATTGAATCATCGTTCATTAAACGATACTCAACTCCACCAACTTTAAACCTCGTGCCTGTATTTGCACGAAACATTACGTAATCGCCTACTTTACACCAAGGGGTGTTACCAAAACGCTCTACATCAGAATAAGCCTGATCTCCCATATCTAAAACAAGTCCAATAATAGACATGATATGTTCTTGATGTATTATAGTGGTGGTTTTTAATACCTTGGTATCTGCGAAGGTCTCTTCTATTTCAGGCATTGCAATAAGTATGCGATACCCTACAGGACGGGGTAGTTGTGCTTCTAGTTCTTGCTCGTCTACCTCATTTATATCCAGTTCTGCTACTTTATTCATTATCATCATCTTCCATATAGTTGCGCGAGAGGTCTTGTATATGTGCTATGCTGGACTCCAAACCTCGTATAAGGCCAGCAACTTCCTTGTATTGAGCGAAGTCTTTTGCGCCCCCACTCCCAAGAAATTCTAGTGCAGAGGCTTTATCAACCTCGATGTTATCTTTAAGCACGTCAAAGACGGTTTTTGCCATTATTGTTTCCTATTCCTACCATTTTGCATTGTTTTTACAGTTTCAAGATCAATTTTAGCGTTAGATGCTCTTCTATCCGCTGCCATTTTTACGCCTGATTTTTGGGCGTCCATTATCATTTCTTGCTCTTCAAGCTCAAGTTTTCGCGTATCTATCATAGCGTCAACTTTATCTTTTTGAACTTTTCGTTCTACATCTGCTTGTTTAATCTGCACTTCTTGCTGTTTGATTTGTACCATCGGATCTTGTGCTTGCTGTTGCGCTTGCTGTTGCGCTGCTTGTTTTTGATGGTCTTGTGCAAGCTGTACACCCGCTTTAGCTACAAGTCGAGCTAAGTCCACTTCAATTTCTTCAGGGAGTTCAGCATTAGGTATTGGTAGATCAACACCCAAACGATCTTCAATATCCTTACGATACTTAAACCCAAGATGTTCAGCAATGTGTGCTTGTAGAGAAGCCATTATTTGTTGTGCTTGTGGGTTCTGCCCAATAGTTTGTGCAATCATCGGATCTTGCATAAAGGATGTATGCGTTGCGATATGAGCCTCATGGTCTTGGTAAATAAACGCTTTCATCGGTTTACCTGTTAATGCCGCCATGTTCTCACTAATAGGATCTACGGGTTTCATGTCGTCTTTTGTTGGAACAAGTTTATCTGCATTTTTAATTCCTAACACATCTATCATCTGCCTGTGCAGTTGCGGTAAGTCATATATCTGCGGAGCCTGTTGCGCCATCTGTAATACAGCTTGATACTGCACAACGCGCTGCGCCATAGTGGAGCTGTTTGGATCACTAACAGGTATAACGTCTATGAGCATGTAGTCAGCTTGCCGTGCGCTTACTTCCCCTCTAGCAGGCTGGTATGCGTACTCCATCGGTGCGTATTCTGACATTATTGTTTTTAAGAGTTTAAACTCCTGCTTCATCGCATAATGTACGCGTGCTTGCACTGCAGCCATCGGTTTGAGTGTGCGTTCCAAGAGTGCGAGTGTCGTCCCCACAGGAGCATTAGCAGACATATCTGAGATGTTCATATCACTAATCGCACCGAGTCTACGGCCTTCTTGTGTAATCTTGTCTAGGAGTGCGAGTAATGTCTGGCTGGGCTCCTTGTAAGGTAAAGGCATGATGTTGTCACGGATAGACCCTGATGGCACATCTACATCTTTAAACTCTCCAGGTTCTATGGGGGCATCGTCACCCTTGATACGCAATCCGCGCGATTTCAACCCGCCAGGGAGGTTTGCGAGCGTACCAGCGTCTACTAATTGACGTATCAAGGATGTTCCCGCCTTGGCATACCCACCGATAATGTGGATCAACCCAAGCCCGTAAAACCCAAATCCTGGAACATATACATAGTGTACAAAATGTTGACGTTTTAACATCAGTTCATCATCTTGACTCCAATTTCTACGTATTGCTAGTATCTCGTTTGAACCCCTCTCCAACGTTACAACATAGGGTTTAGCGATATCATCCTCTTCGGAATCACCTGCACCGTCTATTATAAGGTCAGCGTGTATTTCATAAACAGTAAAACGATCATCATCCGTAAGTGAGTATCCACCTTCTTCTGCTTTTCGCTCCTCTATATCACTGTGGTATGGTTGTGGGTCTCCAAGTTCTA